GGTATGTCTACGCTTAAGTGCGCACTAATATTTGGAAGAAAAGTAACTAACTATCAAAATGACAGCTAGGTTTCCTACCATTGGATACCAAAGCCGAATTGAGAAGGTACAATTCTTTTTGTTCCCTGTACTACACCACTAAGCGATTTCCACAGTCTGATATGTACAGTATCCGTAAGGCCTCGTGTCTCATCAGAGTAAACTCTTTTGAATGACAATGAGTCCATAGGGATATTGGCTAGCTGTTTATGAAGAGCAATTAAGCTTTCATACAACTGAGCTGGTTCCATATCATGCCGGTGAAGCATAATATGCACCAACTGTGACGAAATTTGTTCCGTCACGGCCAAAGCTGTTTCTTTCGCGGCAATTTGGATGTTGTAAACTATAAGTTTGGTTAAACCAAAACAATAGTTAAACCCCATCCCACCTTGAGTGCCTTGTCGCGCATGCATTAGTCTAGCCATATATTTGGCTACTAACCAGGGTCTCTCGAGTGAGTACAATTCGTACCTTAACTCGTTTAATCGTACTTTGAGTTTCCTCATTTCCGTAGAGACAAAATGATCAATGATCATTTTCACGTCATTAACATGTCGAGGTACTCCTTTAGGAGCACCAAGTTTGAAGAACTCTTGAATTTCTTCAACTGTCACAGGCATATTAAGAGCTAGGATAACTAGTCTTAATTTAGAGTTTAATTTACCTAACGGTCTATTTAGGCTCCCCAAAACCCGGAAACCAAACCCCAGAGCTTTAATCACTCTGTTGATTGGTAACTGGTACTTTTTGGCGAACGCCGCAATAGCCGCAGGCTGAGTGAATGCTGCCTGAATCTCCAGCAGAGACACCGGACTTACGTCCACGCCTCTGTAGAAGGTTCTTTTAGCAAACTCTAGAGCTATACCATGGGTAGAGAGTAGAGATTTATGTAATCCTATTCCCACACCCAATACTTTCATAACTGAAATGTATCTTCGTGCAACTCTCTGATTTGCAATCACCAGATCGTCACCTAAAATGGCATAGTCTGTGAACCATTCTCCAACCTGAACTACACCCACACTTCAAGCACAATATTGTACAATGAAGTGGTGTGTAAGGGCTAGCATAGCCCAGGAGCTCAATGCTCCCATAGGTTGACCAACAGCATACCGAACTCGGTACCTTCCAGGAAGCCCGTCCACATTAAAGGGTATAGTTAAACTATAATCCCTATTAATTAGAAGAGCCGCCCAGGCGTCTGCAAAATACTGACCTAACCAGAAGGTTAGAATCAGTTTCTGCAGCCACAGAGGTAGCCTATCGGTTGCTGCTGACAGATCAAGAGATGCAAGATAAGTGGGTCTCGTCTCAAGAAGAGTCCGAACCGGCCGTAGCTGGTCCATGGTCCCATCTTGAGGGATACCTAAGAGTATCTGATCGAAGATTACTGAATGCAGGGGCTTCAACAGCCACTGAGTCCAGCAATCAACCATTGCAAATACTCGCACTTTTCCTGCAGCTTCCTGTTTAAGAGATAATTTACCGAGAGCGGGGTTAGACCCCCTCACGGTTGCCAGTGACTTATCTAATGTCACCAGCATACAATGTCTCCACAAATCTTTCAACACATTTCCTTTCGGAAGCTGTGCTAAGAAATACAGGATAGCCGGCCGTAGCTCAGGATTTTCATCCAGAGCCACTGCCGCCTCGTGAACTGCGAGTGGATGAGTAGACACCACAGGTGTTTTATCCAGAAGCTCATCAGCTTCTAATCGCGTAAGATCACTCATCCCTGCCGGCATAGATGCCGTCACGGGTGAGGACTTAAGTAAAGGTGTGGGCCGCAAGTGCTCATACTCTCTACCAAGTTCGACGACCAAGGCCCTCGTGTTCATACCGATTAACCTTGCTAACGCTTTAAAGAATAACGGAATAAAGAGGATCATGTGAGCTTTTAACTCAACATGACCTACCAGCATTACTGCTGGACTAGTGATAGTTTTGGTCAAAGATTTGAACCGAAAATCACCTCTAAACTCCATCAATCGATAAAGGTTAAACAAAGTTAGATAAAACCGGATCATCCCAGTATCTCCAGATCTAATTAAAGATCTGTGAATAGCGGGAATAACCCTCGGAAGTCCAGAATTCGTTCTCGAACATCTGAATTTCAGAGCGGTGATATCTTTCACTTTAAACCCCCCAATTGCTTGTTGTAGTGTAACTGCATATACTTTTAGCATAAGACAGGCCCCTTTCGGGCCCATGTTTCTTACTAGGGCATATACTAGGGATACAAAATAGAAAACACTTCTAACTCGGGACACAGTGGTATGAAGACCCAAGATGGGAAAAATGCAAAGCATTTTCCCAGCAAGGATTTTCCCTCTTTTTAAAGAGGCCATGGCATTAACTTGTCCTTTTAATATAAATAACTGCGCGCTAAGCTGTTTAATAAATTTGATTTTCATTTTTAAATAAATAGTTTAGCTCGGTCGTCTCCCGTATAGGCGAGCTCGTCGTTAGACAGGGCCCGCTGGGACTACGCCTATTACACTTTCGTGTTTTGGAGTTGCACCAGCTAGTACGATTTTAACGTACATCGCTTCATCAAAAGATGACAGGTAAATTATAGTAAAAGTAGCAATGTTAAACTTCAGTTTCCTGCTGACGAAGTTCAGCAGGGCTGCAGCCACCCAGTAAAGGGAGTATTACTACTTTGAGGTAGTTGTTTCCAATTCATGTTATTGCTAACAGAGGAACTGAGACAACACCCCATCACGTACATACAATACATTCAAGTATCATAACAAAGGCTGGAGGACCTATAACGGTCTCCAGGCCTGAAACTATCGGTTAAGGAATCACGTAAGATTCCTAGTCCACTATGGACCTCCTTACCCAAGGGAGTGATAATCCAGCATCCTGAAGAGAGTTCCGGTATAAAATCCAGAACCTCTGAAAGTCTCTTATCAATATTGGTATCTACGTGTACAGTGGTCGTGGGCAACCCTCACGATGCTTTCGCAGCGCTCGGTCATTTAAGACCTGAAGGTTGAGGTTAACACTTCAACCCGATCTGAGCCTAAC